ATCTATTGTACATGTGGCAGTAACCTGTACACATAATTCACCTGCTTTTACCACACAGCTGTCATCTGTTTTAAAATATACATTATCCCCTGCTGTGACACTTGTCCCTGCTGGTATATGCACATCAAAACCCAGCACATCTGCCACCCTGAATTCAAGTGTACATTTTGCAGGTTTTAAATTACTGCCTGTAAATCCCAGTGTTGCTCCCCAGTTTTTTAATACATCCTCATCCATATATTTTATGAAATTCTGCTTAAAAACATATGACATGTATTCATATGCCTGGTATATTTCACCAGCAATGACATTTAACATAAGACGCATAGGATTTCCAGGGTAAAGAGGCTGTCCTTTTCCTGTAACTTCCTCATACCTGTCCTGGTAATCCGCCACCATTTCTTCCTGGATGCCTTCAAGTGTTATGCCTAAATCTCCAAGAAAATTTATTTCAGGAAGGTTATCTAAATCTGAAATACTATCCGCCATCTTCCAACACCACCTTTGGTTTTACTGTGCTGCCATCTGCTACACACGTTATGCTGCTTACCTGCGCCCGCTCTTCCCATGCTTCAATCTGGCCAGATGCCTGTGCATAATAGCTGCCGTCCTCTCCCCTGGCAAACCCCTTCATTGCTTCCATTGTTATGCCAAAATCACGCATGTATGGCATAGAACCATAAGGAGTGGACAGTATTGTGCCTGCACACTGTACTATATCCCCTGCATTTTCACCTTTGCCATTAAATATAACCATATCCGTCCCTCCTAGGAAGGTATTTTTATCCTCCAGCCTGGATAAATTTTATCAGGGTTCTTTATTGTATCAAACCCTTCTGTACTGGCTTTGTTTGCATTATATATCTTTACATATTTGCTTCCGCTGCCATAATATTTAACTGCCAAATCCCAGAGCGTGTCGCCTTTTTTGACCACATAAACCTGGAAGCCTTTGTTAATACCATTGGAATGGCTGCTGTTTTCTGTCCCTTTGCCCTGGGCATTACTGCTTTGTGTGGTATTCCCGTTTTTGCTGCCACTGCCCTGGCCGTTTTTACTGTTTTTCTTTTTGGATTTTACAATCTTCTTCTTTTTATTTTTGTTTTTCACATATGGGTATTCTTTAAACGTAACATTAGCAGCAACCCCTGTAAGCTTCCCGTTTTTATAAAAAGCTTTCATGTCATTTGAAATATCTGTAATAATAAACCCTGAACTGCCAACACGCCTGCCGCCAATGTAGAGCGGGTAAACCTCTGCACCCAGGTTGTAGGAGCGCAGTTTTAAAAGCATTTTCCAGGGTTTTACACCATATTCTGCAAGGAAGTAAATTGTCATGCTGATTTCATCAAGGTTCTTTGAAGTCACTTCCACAAGCGGTTTTTTCCCGCTGCGTTTATGTTCAGAAATATTTATGGATGTGTTCCATGTCATTTCGCCAAAAGACTGCATTTTTGGTCTGCCTTTTTTGCCAGTCTTTGCATAGAATTTAATTTTGCCAAAATGCCCCACTTTTCCCATATGTTTTCTCCTTAACCTTCATTAATTACCACTTTTTTTGCCGACAAAGTTAATGCGCCGCTTTGCATATCCGCAGATATGTTTATTCCCCCTGCTGATAAAACCAGCCTGTTACTTCCATTATCATATTTAATATAAGCGTCCTTTGAAAACCTTTTAAAGTAATCGCCTTTTGAAAGCCCGTCTGGCACAAGGCAGGAAGAATTAAAATATTTTCCTATGATAAAACCCTGTTCCCTTTTATCAAACTGTTCAAACACCACAAGCACCATATCCCCCACGCATGGCATGTCATATTCAGATGCCAGGAACGGCAGCGCCTCCTTAATGCTGCCGCCATTGCCATCAAATACCACATCTGCACACCCACGCTTATAATCTACTGAGGATATCTTTCCCGGTCTTACTACGCTGTGCATTATTAACACCTGCCTTGCTAATTAATATTTGTCACGCATTTATGGCACTGGAGGGAGCAGGTATATTTACCACTAAGTGAGTGTACCACCTGGTCAATAAAATAACGCCCGTCAAAGCCTCCAAACCCTGAAACCTCTGCCACCCTGCCAGCCTGGTACACAGGGTCTCCCATTAAGTTAAATGAAGCTGTGACCGCACTGCGTAAATTACTGGCAAGCTGTGCTTTTGCTTTCCTTCCAGCATCAGCATGTGAATCCGCAGAGCCTGAAATATTTAAAAGCCTTTTCCCTTCCCTGCCTGGTATTGTATATCCAAATTTAATATTTTTCCCATCCTTGTCCTGGTAATGGAATACCACCCCGTCATAAACACATGAAACAGAACGGTTAAAATTATATGTATTGTCTTCACTGAACAAAGAAGGGGTTAATTTAAAAGCTGCCTTCCTTTTTTCATAATCTGTCTGCCCGTATACAACAAGCTTGCTGTTATATACCTTCATGCACATGTCATAATCGGAACATAGTGAAAAGGCAAAATCCATATCAGTCCTGCCATCCTGTGATATTTCATCAATTTTCTGGTTTTCTGCGGAAAAATCAAGTTTAATGCCGGCACGCTTTGCAATTTCTTCAAGTATTGTTTCCACAGAAGTTTTCCTGTATGTTTTACTGCGTTCTGTGACATTGAAAGAAGTATGCACTGGAAGGCTTATGCCACATATGCTTGCAGTTCCTGGATATCCAGATACACTAAATCCATCAATACAGTATTTCCCAAGAAAAACAGTCCTGTTATCTTTCTTGCCTGTCCAGTTCTCAACCTTAATGCCTGCTTTTATAAAATCTGTGCTTTTAGGAAACCATTTCTTTTTAAGCCATTTCATGTTACGGTTCTGTACATCAATGGTAATGGTATCTGCTTCACCAGATGCGTTATCTGTTGCTGTAAAAGATGCCATATCATCTGCGAAAGCCATAGCTTTCCTGTCATTATATTTTAAAATAACAAAACTTTTCCTGCTATCCAATTATATCCTCCCATCCGCTGTCTGACACACCGTCAAGCGCATCCGCTTCCAGGTCTTCATTATCCCGCCATTCTGGTGTATCTGCACTGTCACTGTTTACAGATACTTCCGGGCAGGTGATTTCACAGCCGTCTTCAAAAATAAATACTTTCAAGTAATGGGGATTTGTATTGTAAAGCACATTTACATATGCTTCATCGCCATAAACTTTCCATGCTATGTAATCCCACATATCCCCCTGTTTAGTTTTATAAATTATGCCGCCCATAACCTGCCTCCTAAAAAGCAACTTTGCCGCTTAAAGAAACCCTTTTCTTATCTGCAATATACCTGTCAAGGAATTTTGAAAATTCTGTGTAGTTTCCAGAAAGTGCCCTGTTAATAACATTTTTATCTGCATTTCCTTTTATAGTAACTTGTGGCGAGTATGTAATATACACATTTCCGCCTGTGGAGGCATTTCCAGGGGAAGGGCTGTTTCCTGATGTAAATGCCTTTATTTCTTCGTAAGCCTGCCTGTTACGCTTTGCGGGAAGGCTGTTGTATGCTGTCCTGTCCTCTACAGGTTCCATGCCAAGCATTTTTCCTGCATTGCGCCACAATGATTTCGCCCTGCTTGAACTGTTGAGGGGGATTACAGCTTCACTGTCCCCGTCTTCTGCAAGGATTGTGGCAATAGGGCTTGAATAAATCCCGCCCCTTGCATTTTTTGCAAGTTTGCTTTTCTTTGCACCGCCTTTTTTTGTACTGCCCTTTGGTGCAGTGCCTTTGCTTCCAGAACCCGTCCCCATCCAGGGAAGGGAAAGGCTTGGCGCATTTTTGCTTGCGCCTCCTTTAGCTTCTGCAACAGCAGCATTTGCCATGCCTAAATTAACTGGTGCATTGCCGGCACCACCAATACTTTTATCTATTATATCCAAAAGACTTCTTATAGCAGGTTCTACAACACCTTTGTTTTTCTCTATGCCATCCCTTATCTGTTCTGGTATTTTAGCCCCTCGTCTGTCACAAGTCCCTGCGATAACTGACCATGCATCATTTTCACCTATTAAATTACCTAAATATGATAATGCATCATCCGCTGAACCAGATACAGCCGCCAAAGCTTCTATATCATTAATGCCTTCCCCAAATGCTTCTGTTGTTTCTATGCCAGATTTTTCAAGCTCTGCAGCAAATTCCTGCATATCAGACTGTATACCGCCAAGACCTGCTTTAAAAATACCAGAAAGTGCATCCTTAGTTGTGTCCGGCATATCTACATTATCCAGCGCATCCTTTACAATATCATCAATAGCCCATTTCATTGCATCCACCTGCATACCCTGGCCGACGGCTTCATTGAAACGTCCTGACATATCTGTGCCTAATTTTTCCATAGCTGTTTTTGCCTCTGGGTAAGCATCTGTAATTGATTTCATAAGATACTTTGAACTTTTCAGCATATTTTTGGCTTTGGCGTCATAATATGCCTGGTCTGCATCTTTTACATCCTGTTCATGGGCAGCCTCTATCCTGGCAACCCTTTTCCTGTACTTTTTTTGGGATATTTTTTTACTGGCACGTTTCTCTTTAAGATTTAATAATTTCGTGTTTTTCTCGGCATTTGCCTGTGTCAGTGCATCATTATGTGCACTATCAAGACCTTCATTTGCTTCTTCTGTACGTTTCTGTACATCACTGGAGAATTCTTTAAATGTTTCAGGGGTTAAATCTTTTCCTGAATATTTCAAATCAAGCTGGTGCCAGCCTGCTTCATTTTCTGCATCTGTAATAACTGATGTAAGTGTATTTATTTTTCCAAGAAGCTTCTGTATTGCCTTGTCTGTTGGTATATCCACACCATTTTCTACAGCCTTGCTGATTTTTTTGTTAAGCTTTTTTTCCAGGATTCCCAGTTCTGCATCAAGGCCAGCGTAGAAAACATTGTTTTCTTGGGATTTTTTAGAATTTTTTCCAAACAGGATATCTGTAGCAATTGAAACGCTGTAGCCTTTGTTATCAATTACATCCTGGGCAGATTTTATATAATTCTGGATTTCTGACTTATAACTTTCCCTGTCGTCTATGTCTATTTTAAAACCAGCCCTTACCTTCCAGCTTGTTTTATTTATTTCCTTCATGCTGGAAGCCATTTCTTCCACAGCTTCATCCGTTTTGCCAATGGCTTCCAGCATTTCAGAAATTTTTACCAGTTTCTTTTTTCCGACTATCTGCTGTGATATCTCATCAATATCCTCCAGCGACAGTGAAATATCCCCGAAGTGCCCTTCAAGGTCAGACTGTACCAGTTTCTTATGGGTGTTATAAGCATGTACCCCTATGGCAGTGACTGCCCCTGCTGCTAAAGCTATGCCCCCTGCTATTAAATTACCTTTGCCAAGTGAACCAAGTGCAACATTACCAAGCATGTCTGCAATGCTTTTAAACCCTTTTGTTGTTTTGGAAACCAGGGACATTGTGCCAAGCCCTGCCGCAGCTGCTTTTATTGTATCAAAATTTTCAATAACCCCTGCTGCAAAACCCCCTATAAATTCACCTGCACCAGTTACATTTTCTTTTATGTTTTCAAATGTCTGGTGTATTGCTATTTCATTTTCATCCGCAAAATCAGTTATACCTTCTGACAGGCTGTTAAACATCCCTGTGAAATCCTGTATTACTTCAACAATTTCCCCTTTAAAGGCATCGCCAAATGAAATTTTTGCATCACTTAATGCAGAATTCATTATCTGCATTGAACCAGACATTGTGCCAGTGATTTTTGCATCCATTTCATCAAGTGTGCCTTCTGCATGTGAAAGCTTTTTTTCAAGG